TTGTATCTAATGTTAAGCATGTTCTATGAACACCAATAGAAACGATAACTTCTTTATCAATGTATCTATCAATGTTGTATCCAATGGATGCGTTAGCTTTTGTTCTGAATTGATATCCGTCACACTCTAACATGAATTGAGGATTACCCATTGTTGAGTTATTCATGCGTTTGACAAGCTTTAACGTGCCTTTGTGTTGTGTAATACTCTTCATTGTTTTAATCCTTTACTTGGTTGCGTTAAGTTTAAGATATACCCTATTCAAGAATAGTCAACAAGAAAAACACAAAAAGATGAAATAAAATGATAAGTTATTGAAAACAAACAAAAGAAAATGAAAAAACAGATAGAGAAAGATACAGATACAAACAAAAACCCTAGGCAATCTGCGGAATCCTAAGGAATCTTAAAGAATCCTCAAGATAATCTTAAGGAATCCTCAAGATGCCTAGCGTATCGTGAAACATAATGAAGGCGTGTGCGTGGGGGTACGCGCGTATTGATTATATTATATACCTTCTCAGATTTTTTTGAGTATTTTAGCCTTGCTTTTAGTAACACCACCAGCAGAAGCACTAGAAGTACCCCCAAGTTAACCTAAGTCTGACCGATAAAACAGGTTATATATAGGTAACAGGGGGGTCTCTTCTATAGAGTAACCTTAGAGATTTAACCATCCTTCTGCTTCTGGTGGTCTATATCCAACATTTACACCATTCATAAACTTATCTAGCTCTTGTTCTAGTAGTTCATTCCTCTTACTAACCATCTGCTTGTCAGCATCAGCAGCCATCTGGTCTACCCAGTACTGAACAGCCATAGCTAGTACGTCAAGTCTATCATCATGAGCCAAAGCACCACGTTGTTTAGTAATCCTAGTCAACTGATAGGTCAACATATACTTCACAGCCTTCTCAGGAGGCATACTCTGAACACTATCATAGTCCTTCTGGATAACCTTAGGGTCTATAACAAGCTTGTGTTGGTTCATGACAGGCTCTAGGGTGTCTATAATCCTGTGTTCCTTCTGCTTGCTGTGTCGTACTTCTTCCATACTTACTGGATAAGTCTTCTCAAGGTATGGCTTCATCAACTCTGTGAACATACCGTCACCAAAGTTACTCTCAACCAGCACCATATTAACCCTATGAACCCTAGCAAGGTCTGCAAGAGTCTGTAGTGTCTCCTGAGAATACCCACCAGCAATGCCACCAGCATCCACAACGTAGAGGAAACCGTTTAACATCTTCACAATGGCGTATGCAGTCTCGTCAGAGCCTCTACCAGAGGGGTCAATGGCTAGTATACTGCCTGTGTACTCAGAGCGTCCTAGCGTCTCCTCAGGGGCATAGAACTTATCCCCACTAAGACCCACGTTAGGCAACTCGTGAAGGGGCTTCATAATCCCATAGACCACCTTCTCAGGTGCTGTGTCTCTGTCACAGGACATAATCATCAAGTCTGCAAGCTTTAGCGGATACTTATTAGCGTCAGACAGACTAGTATCCAGCATAAACTGGAGAGCAAAACCAGACCTACCATAACTTAGTTCTCTTTCTAACAAGTCTTCATCATCAAATCGCTTAGAGTCCGTAGGAAGCCCATAGACAGCCTCTAGCTTGTCCTGAAGGGTTTCATACAGCGAGGGAGCTAGACGGCCTCCATAGGCCTTCTCTGCTCGTTCTAGGGTAGGGTATCTAGCTGGCCAGACTCTCATGTCATAACCACGAGTAGTCAGTGTATTGTAGAGACTCATCTCATTCTGTGGTGTACCTAAGTAGATAATCTTACCATCAGGCTTGAGAACAGCGTCAAATTCCTTAACAGTCTCCCCAAGCTTCTCACGCATCATGTGTGTCATAGAGTTATTAGGTACTTCAACGTCATCAGCAATGATGATGTCAGCACGAGAACCAGTCAACTGACCAGTCACACCCACAGACTTAACACTAGGAGACCCTGAGGCTTTTGCTGGGGCTACATCAAAGGCTATCTTAGACCACCTCTGATTATCCTTAGCCACTAGGTGTTGGCATATGGGTAGCTCTGTGATAATCCTCTGTGTAAATGTAGAGAAGTCATCAGCCCTAGCCTTACTAGCAGACACCACCATAAACTTTAGCTGGGGGTCTAGGAGGAGTTGGTGTACGACATAGGCTGCTGTGATGTAGCTCTTACCTACCCCACGGAAGGCTTCGATAATGCAACGCTTCGGTGAGTGCTGTAGGTAGTGTGCTATGTCGTACTGAATAGGTGTTGGCTCTGGGAGTCCTAAATGTTGCCATACAAGATACGTAAAGTTTCTGAAATCTTGTAGTTGTTCAGGTATACTAGTCATCATACATAATGTCTATAGGGTGGTCATGAAGGTCATCAGCCTTTGCCCATACCGCATTGATAGGGGCTACCCCAAATTCAAACTGAGTATCCTTGATTTTATGACCACTAACAGCACCCTCAATATGAATACCAACAGTAGGAGCAGTAGTATTAGTACCAAAGCCTACCTCAATGCTGTGGGCATCGTGGTCATTCTGAATAAGAAGATATGTACGTGTATGGTCTTCATCTAGTATCTTAGTCCAGTTACCACCAGTAAGTGTCTTCTGTTCTATTTTTAAAGAAGCATTAGGTGCTACTGTCATTGCATTGCCTCCGTGCTATCAAATGGTAGGCTCTCCAGTAGGTTAGCCATAGGTGACTCAGCCATGATTACATCAAGACTAGCACCGTTGTCCTTGAGAAACTTAACAGCTACTGATAGTTCACTTGCTGTCGCTTCTCCGCTCCTCACTCGTAGGAGTAACTCTTTCGTCACTTCCTCGTGTAGGGTGTCCATCAGTTGTTTTTGTGTCATCTATCTTTTCTCCACGGTTCTTAGCCGCCTGTTCAGCAGTAGTCTGATTAAACATATTAAAGATATGCGTACTCACTTACTAACACCCTTTATCTTTTCAAAAGTTCTAAGTCCTGCCATGCCAAGCATTGCAAAGGTTAATTCAAGAAGTACGTCAGACGGAACAGTAGGAACTTCTCCCTCTATCCCTGCCATGTTCATACCCCACTGTGCAAAGTTAGCACCAATAAATAACCAGAAGATACCCAGCGCACATGACCAGCCGATTGCAGGTCTCCAGCCAGCAACAAAGATATTCTTGTGTTGTGCTTCTGTCTGGTTTGTGGCTATCTGAGCTAGGTTAATATTACTAGCATTGTCTATCAGGGTTTTTTCTATGTCCTGTAGAGCCTTTGCCTTACCATTCTCATCTGGAATAGTCTTGTCTATCACACTACTAATAAGTGGTAGTAGTTGTGGTATTAGAGCAGTAATCATAAATGCTCTCCTATTTTCTCACACTTAGCTCCTACAACGTAGGGTGGATAGAACATCTGTGGAATAACAGCCTTCATTTCTTCCAGCCGTTGTTCACACAGTTGTTCTGTTCTAAGTAGGCCTCTCTTGTCTTGAAGCTCTACGCAGGGTGGTTCTGCATTGGGCAGCATACTACACACCAGTATCATAGCCTGAAACATTACATGACTTTAGAAAATAACATAGCAGCTAGTGCAACCATAGCAAAGGTAGAACCCATAATCATAGCCTCTAACCTCCACATACGTTTTTCTAAACCTTCTAGTTTCTCTGTGATACCCTTGTAACGCTCTAGACAGAGTGCCTCATGATTATCTAGTTGTGACTGTGTACTCATCTATGTTACCACCCTGCTGGAGTTTTGCCTACGATTGGCGGAGTGATAAGATTGTCTAACTGTTGGTCAAGCATCGCCTGTAACTCATCTTCAGTCTTGTCCAGACTTGCCAGCACCCAGCCCTTCACCTGTTCTTTGGTCAGGCTGTCAAACGCTGTGAAGCTGTCAGCATTTGCCTCGCCAACACCAGCAGAGCCGTATGCACTAACAGAAAGCGGTGCGCCTTCGTCATTCGTTGCGCTGTCGTGCGTTGCCGTTAGCCGCCAGTGAATAGCTTTGGCTACGTCTGTTAAGTCACCCTCTGTTGGGGCAGTGTCGATTTGTGGGAAATCCCAAGTGTAGGTTGCCATCATTTACTCCTGTTAATTAGCTTCCAATGCCGCAAGGCGTGTTTCTAGGTCATCAATCTTAGTCAGGGCTTCCTGTAATGCGGCTACCAGCACAGGCGTGATGCGTCCATAATCCATTGACCACATATCATCTTCACTGTCGCCCTTGCTCACGGCCTCTGGCACAATCTCTGCCATCTCCTGTGCGATAAAGCCAACCACCGCATCAGCGTCAGGGTCTGCCTTCCATCTGTGCGATACAGGGTTCATAGCCATCAGCATATCTGTAGCGTGGTCAATAGGCTCTATGTCGGTCTTTAGGCGAATGTCTGATGTGGTGTTGTAGGTTACGCCTGAACCAGTGACGGATACTGTACCGACAGTCGTACTCGCCTGTCTAAAGTCACAAATACTGCCAGTGGATGATTGACGGTTTAATATTAGCGGCCTATTGTCACCCCTTGTCATAAAGGTCGT